AAGTACTTTTAAGATATTTGCATTAATGATAGGCGGTGCAATATATTATCTTCTAAATGTTCCTGCAATTACCAACTTGGTAGAGCAGTTGAACTATGGATTGGCACCACAAGAAAACTTGTTTCCGCGTATAGTAATAACGGAACGAAGCACACCGGAGAACTTTAAAGATGGGTATTCAATTTTGAATCATGAGGTTGAAATAAACATCTATGCTTCAAAGGCCAAAGATGGCAATGGTGGTTTCTTACAAGCGTCAAACATAGCGGATGAGATTGAAACAATCCTTTATAGATACAAAGGGACAGTAAGCGGCAAAAAAATAGACCAAACACTTTTGAGCAATCAAGAAATCTTATTTGATAACTCAAGCCAGTGTGCAAGGGTGATCATGGAATATAGTATTAGAGAGAATTTAACATAAAAAGAAAATGACAATAGAAGAATTAGTTGCGCTCAAGGGTGGCAAATTTGTAGATAGCACAATAACCGGAACAAACAGTACAAATTACCGTTATTTAGTTGTGAATGAAGATGCAGTTTTTAGTGCATTAACAGACACAGATGACAACGATGTGTTGACTGAATGGGGCATTAGTGGCAAGACCATAACCAAAGGGATGATCATTGCACCAGCAAGCGGTAAAGCACTTAAAACGGTAACACTTGCAAGCGGTTCAGTACTTTTAATTAAACTTTAATGTACGGTTACGGATACCAATATAGCGCAATAATTAGCGGTGGCGGTAATCCTGCGGCTGCAATATTTGCCGCTTATAAATCAAGAGTTGAAACCGATGGCGGTACGGTTGAAAACGATAGCTGCACAATCACTTTTATAGATACAATAATATGAGTACATACGCAGATGCAAGTCTAATATATTACCCTTCGGGGTACAAAGCGGGAACGGCATATAGCCTAAAGCCAACGGATGGGAGTGGTGACTTGACCTTTACAAGAGCAAGTAGTGCAACAAGGGTAAACGCTGAGGGGTTGATAGAATCAGTTGCAACGGGTGTACCTCGTATAGACTATACGGGCGGTGGCTGCGGTAAATTGCTTTTAGAACCGCAGAGAACTAATTTGGCGTTAGAATCAAACACTTTGTCAACTGCGCCCAATGTTGTAGATTCGTCAACAACAACCGCAAATGTTTATGTTTCCCCCGATGGAACGCAAAACGCAATGCAGTTCACTGAAACAACGGCAAATGATAGACACGGATTTTATCAATATTATACGGTTACTGCACAAGCATACACGACAAGTATTTTTACAAAACAAACGGGGCGAAGGTATATTTCTCTTAGTACAGATATGACGGGAACGCAAGTCAATTCATTTTTTGACTTGCAAACTGAAAGCGTTTTAACTTCAGGTAGCGGACACACTTGCAGCGTTGAAAATTACGGCAACGGTTGGCTTCGTTTAATTGTTTCATTTACGGCAAGTGCGGGTTTTCATTTTGTTATTTGGGGAGGTTCATCTAATGGAACAACAAATAGTTATGCGGGTAGCACATCAATCTCACAAACATTTTACGGATACCAATTGGAAGCAGGCTCATATCCCACTTCATACATCCCCACTACCTCAACTGCGGTGACAAGGGTGTCTGATAGTTTTAGCGCAACAGGTCTTGGTGAATATCTTGGAGATAGTGAAGGTACGTTATACATTGAAGCTGAGCAGTTTGACAATGTTGGCTTTGTTTCAATTATTCAAGCCGTAAATAGCGGTGTGACATTAGGTGTTACGGGGTCAAATACTTTTCTTTTTAATGTGCGAGTTGCTGGAGCAACTCAAGCCGATATACAAAGCGGGGCGATTTTTACTCCAAATGCAAACTTTAAATTAGCGGGTAGCTACAAAACCAATGACTTTAAATTTTTTAAAGATGGGTCAAGTTTAGGTACAGATATAAGTGGGGGTACTTTTGCGGATGGTAATTTAATAACAATTCAATCCAATAGTAGTTTTCCATCTAACCAACCATTCTACGGGAGAATAAAACAAATACTCGTATTCCCAACCGCTTTATCTGATGCAGACGCAATAGCATTAACAACGATATGAAATTCCTTAAATTTGAATTTTTAAACGAAGCCGAATGGCTAACCATAAAAGATAGCCTTTATGAAGATGAGGTATTGATTCCCGAAGTAACCGCAATACACGAGATAGGAAATATATGCTTGGCTACAAACGAAGAAGGCGAGTGTATAGACCTTAGTACTAAGTACGCAGTTGATATGCTTTGCGAGGAGATTGAATGGCTTGCACCTTTTGTAGTCTATCCTAATCCTTGCGGTGTTCATATATTTGCGGGATGGGCTGAGACTTATACGGCTGAGTTTTGCAAGATAAATCCTGATAGTCCTTATTGCGTTATTCCAGAAATTGAATTGTAATGCTATTATCTGATTTGAAATTATACGTACTTAACATCTTTTCTTTTGCAGTGTCATTTAGTGATATTGATGTTGCAATGAAATTCATTCTATTATCCCTTTCCATTTGGTACACAATCGAAAGGTTGATTAAATTAAGAAAAGAAAATAAGAATGAGCCGAAAGGAAAAGATTGATCTAATATTGTCCAAGTGGGTAAGCCGCAAATTAACTGTTTTTGTGGTGGCATCCATTGGGTTATTTACTAATTCTGTAAGGTCTGAAGACTGGGTGATTATTTCAACGGCTTACATAGCAATTGAAGGGGTTACTAATATAGTAGAACGATTGCGCAAATGATGACCACTAACGAAATAGTAAAAAAATACGGCAAGCCTAATGAAACCGGTGAAGGTTATTTGACAACAATCCTTTTACCTTATCCAATGAAATTGGCGTGGGATTTAGACACTAAAGTTTCCAAAATGAGATGCCACAAGTTGGCAGCAGAACCATTTCTAAACGTGTTTAATGATTTACTTGCACACTATGGTTTAAAGGAAATAGAACGGCTTGGAATAGACTTGTTCGGGGGTTGTTTTAATTACCGTAAAATGAGGGGCGGAACAAGTTGGTCTAAGCACGCATGGGGAATTGCCATTGACATTGATCCTGCAAGAAACAAGTTAAAAGAAACCGCTAAAACTGCAAGATTTGCACGGCCCGAATATCAACCAATGATAGATATATTTTACCGGCATGGTTTTATTAGTCTGGGCATAGAAAAGGGATACGATTGGATGCACTTTGAACTAAGAAAATAAACACAAACACACACATAAACATGAGCCAGTACGATATAACCTTTAAAGCCTTCTCACAGAATCCAAGACAACTGAACGAGTTCAGAAAGGATTACTATGTTAGAATAAGTAAAATTGTAGGCAAATCACCACTTACAGTAAAAGACCATTTTACACTTTACAAATCAAAGGTAAACGATTACTGTGAGGATGCAGGGGTTGCAACCAAAGATGTAAAACACGGATGGGTTAAGACAAAAGATACTTCACTATTCTTTACCAATCCAGACTATGAAGGGGCGGTTTCATACGACAAAATTCGTGACAAATTAATTGCAGAACTAAAAAGCTACTCACCAAAGTATCCTACAATAAAAAGGAACAAATCAAAGGATGGTCACTTATTAGTTATTGATCCTGCTGATGTTCACATTGGTAAATTATGTGAAGCATTTGAAACTGGTGAAGACTATGATACAAACATAGCCGTTAAACGCGTTTTAGAGGGGGTACAAGGCATCATTGATAAGTCACAAGGGTATAACATAGATAAGATACTATTCATCGGTGGCAACGATATTCTGCACATCGATAGCCCAAAGCGACAAACCACAAGCGGAACACCTCAGGACACAGACGGAATGTGGTACAGTAATTTCCTAAAAGCTAAACAAGTGTATGTGGATGTTTTGGAAATGTTGATTCCGGTGGCTGATGTACATTTTACATTTAATCCATCAAACCACGATTATCAAAGCGGTTTCTTTTTGGCCGATGTTATTAGTTCATGGTTCAGGAACAACAATAATATCACCTTTGATTGTTCAATTGCACACCGAAAATACTTTGCTTATGGTACATCCTTAATTGGAACAACACACGGGGATGGTGCAAAGGCTCAGGATCTTCCTTTGTTGATGGCAGTGGAATCTAATGATTGGGGGAATACTAAACACCGGTACGTATATACACACCACGTGCATCACAAGACTTCAAAAGATTATCAAGGTGTAACGGTTGAAAGTCTAAGGTCACCAAGTGGCACGGATTCTTGGCATCATAAAATGGGATTTCAACATTCTCCAAAAGCAATTGAAGGTTTCCTTCATTCAAAAGAACACGGCCAGATTGCAAGGTTTACACATTTGTTCTGAGTGTAAACTGCATGAATTTTGACGGATATTTCATGCAGCTAAAAAATGCACAATATATCGGCAAGGTTTATTGTGCAAAATTATGTAGCATAACTCCGACATTATCCGAATTAATACCCTTAATGCGTCATATATGCGACATTAACGCATATAAAAGTACCTTATATTACACTTTAGGTTGCAAATACATATAATACCGAATAAATAAGTATCAATAAAGCATTTTACCGCACTATTAAACAAAAAAACGCGCTACCAGATTAACCGATAACGCGCTTGTTGTTGCTCAATAATTAACTTTAAAGTTTAATTTTTTTATTCTTTTTTATACTTATAAGTTCAAGCAGGGATATAAACCCAATTAAAAACGTAATGCCTGCATACACTGGTTCATCAACAAGTGAAACCATAAAGCCCAACGGCATCATCATTGTGCCTACTCTTAAAATCATTTCTTTTAATTCTTTCATAGTTCAAAAGTAATATTAAAACTATATGCAATGTCATTAGACTCATTCTAAATAACTATTCTTGCTTTATCTTGGCATTTATTAGCTGAATAATACAACTATAATCACGTTGCGTTTTCTTATCAAACCCTAAAAAGTTCTGTATATTTTGACGGCCATGTATAACACTGGAATGATCGCGGCCACATAGGTATGCACCTATTTCTATAAGTGCAATGTTAGGTAAGTATTGTTTTGAAAGGTAAGCGAACATGTGGCGAGGTGTCACGTATTTCCTTTTGCGGCAATGGCCTTTGATTAGTTCAGCTTCTTGTTGATAGTAGAATGATACTACATCCATCAGTAAATCAAAGGTTATTTCATGGCCATTTGCAAGTCTCATGTACTGATTATTTTGATGTTGTATGTTGTGTTTTTCTCTAAGTTGCAGGATCCTTTCGTGCATGTATCCATTTTTTTTTAATCGGTCTTCAAGTTCATTTATGTAAATGCCCATTGATGTGAGCAGTTGTTTATGGTGGCTTAGTTCTTTTTTTATCTCTCTTAATGTCATAGGTATTCTCTGTGTGTGTTTATTTCTTTATCAATAGCAAAGTGGTTTATTAGATACTCTTCGCTTGTTGGTATGTATGTGTTTAATTCTTTGGCGGCTTTGGTTCTTATGTAGTCAATAAATTGCGTCATAATAAGACTGTCAAGGTCTGCACTACTCATTAGGTACTTCTTACCTTTCTTTTCATAGATAAGGCCGTAGTCGCGCTTTAAATCGGTTTTAGCTTCATCCAGTGTTGCGCCGTATGCAATAGCGTACAAGGTCACCACAACGTGAAAGTAT